TTTTGAAATGGTTGAAGCTGATCAGCCTGCTGGCGTTATCAGCATGGAGTATCTGATTAGATACCGCACAACATTGACAGATTTGAGTGCAGGTTGAGGCCGCTACGATAAAGGCAACGACTGAGATTTAGGCCTAGCCATGCCTCTCCTATCTCGCAAGCGCCTAATACTGGCCGAGACAGAAACGACATACAGCACCGATCCGATTCCTAGCGAGTCAAGCAACGCAATCCTGGTGCGGAATGTTGAGGTCACACCTCTAGAGACTGAGACTGTCAACCGTGAGCTGATCCGGCCTTTTCTCGGCCAATCTGATCAGTTGCTGGCACAGCAGCGCGTGCTGATCAATTTTGAGGTTGAGCTTGCAGGTTCAGGCACTGCAGGCACTGCGCCAGCTTATGGTCCCTTGCTAGAAGCATGTCGTTGTACTGAAACGATTGTTGCATCCACCAGCGTCACTTATGCGCCCAACAGTGACGCCGCGCCTTCGTCTGTCACCATCTATTTCAACAATGACGGTGTGCTGCATAAAGCAACTGGTTGCCGCGGCACCTTCACGTTGAACTGTGAAGTGGGTCAGATCCCGTTTATCGCATTTGAGATGACCGGGATCTATAACGCACCTAGCGATTCAGCCATTAGCGGCCCGACCTACAGCAACCAAGCCGCGCCACTGGTATTCAAAAACGGCAACACATCAAGCTTCCAAGTGTTTAGCTACGCAGGTGCGCTGCAATCGCTGAGCTTTGAAGTCGCCAATGAAGTCATTTACCGCGAGTTGGTCGGCGGCACCAAATCCATTGAAGTCGTCAACCGCGCCCCTTCCGGTGAGTGTTTGGTTGAAGCAACCACCATCGCAACGCATGACTTCTTTAGTGATGCGACAGGCGGCAGCACCGGAAACCTTCAATTTGTGCATGGTGCAACCGGCGGCAACATCGTGACCTTTAACGCAAGTCAGATTGACCTTGGCGGCCCAAGCTACACCGACCAAGACGGAATCCAAATGCTGACGCTGCCATATATTGCAACTCCGACCAGTTCAGGCAATGATGAGTTCAGCCTTGCATTCACCTAATGGCGCTTGTCCTTAAGGACTCTGACTCCTACACCTGGCCGATCGTTTACCGGCAGCCAGTTTCCGGGGGCCGGCGCGAAAAGCAAGAGTTTGAGGCAGAGTTTAAGCGTCTGCCTCAATCTCGCATCACTGAAATTCAGGAGCTTGCGCAAAAGAGGGTCAACAATGACCCCAGCGCAATGGATATCAGCGACGTAAGCATTGCTGACGAGGTGCTGGTCGGATGGGAAGGCATCGTGGACAGCGATGGAGAAGTGATCCCATACAGCAAAGGCACAAAGACGCAGCTGTTGGAGCTGCCAATGATGGCCGGTTGCTTGATTGAGGCCTATTTCACCAGCTTGGTGGAGGAAAAACGAAAAAACTGATAGGCGCCGCCGAGTATTGGTGCGGCGGCGTTGAAATTGACGAAACAGGGGATGATGCCAAGTTGTTTGGCATTGAAATGCCTGATGCGCCACGGGTAAAAGACTTCTATGTAATCCCATCAGCATGGCGTGCCGTTTGCATGTTTCAACGTGTGCAAACGCAATGGCGCATGAGCAACGGCGCTGTCATTGGCTTGGATTATGTAGCTGTGAAATGGATGTTTGACCTTTACGACGTAGCGGACCAACGCCAGTTGTTGGGTGACTTGCAGGTTATTGAAGGTAAAGTAATAGAGATCATGAACGATCGGAAGAAGTAACCATGGACTTGACCACAGCGTTGACCATTAAGGCGCAGGTGGTCGGGCAAGGGCAGATTGGTGGTTTAACTAATGGCCTAAAGAAGGTTGAAGGCCAGACCAACAAAGCCGCTGGCGCAATGGGCCGCCTAAAGACGGCAGCAGGTGGCGCGCTTGGCGCAATGCGTACATTGCTGCCAGTGATTGGCGTTGGCGTGATGGCCAAGTTTGCAAAGGATAATTTAGATACTGCTGATGCGATGTCAAAAATGAGCCAGCGCACTGGCATTGCCGCGCCTGAGCTTGACAAGTTTCGCAAGGTTGCAGAGCTTAGCGACACCAGCATTGAAGGTCTTGGAAAAGGATTTAAGACGTTGGCGAGCAATATGTATGACGCATCAACAAAGGGCACAGGCCCAGCAGCTGAGGCTTTTGAAAAATTAGGGATTGCAGTTACGGATTCAAGCGGCAAATTACGTGAAGGCGATCAGGTGATGCTGGACATTGCCGACAAATTCCAACAAATGGCCGATGGTCCTGAGAAAGCCGCACTGGCTGCTGATATTTTTGGCGCCAAAATTGGCGACGAACTGATTCCCTTGCTCAATAGTGGCGGAGATGCAGTGCGCAACATGAGCACTAGCCTGACTCAAGATTTTGCAGATGGTGCTGCAGCTTTTAACGATCGGTTGGAAAATATGCAAGAAAAATTTGGTGATCTTGGAATGCGATTGACTGAAGCATTGTTACCAGTGCTTGAAGGCGTTGTTGGTGCGCTTGAAGGGTTGATGAAAGCGTTTGATGCGTTGCCAGGGCCAGTGCAAAATTTCATTGTGGCCGCTGGTGGTATTGCAGCAGTTGCGGTGGTGTTTGCGCCAATTATTAGTGCAATCACAACGCTTGGCCCGTTGATCACTGGCCTTGTGACAGGTATTGGCGGCATCGTGACAGCATTAACAGGTGGCGGTGGTGCATTGGGAGCTATCGCCGCAGTGTTTAGTGGCCCTGTTGGTTGGATTGCATTGGCAGTTGCCGCAGGCGTGGCCATTTATACGTTTAGAGATCAAATTGCTGAAGCGTTTGGTTTTATTGGCGACATTATTAAGGGCGCTTGGGAACTTTACAAATCAGTCTATATTGATCCAATCGTGAATGCCGGCAAAATGATCTATGAATTTTTTCAAGAAAATTGGCAAGGCATTTATGATTTTGTTACTGGTATCTTTACAGGCTTGTGGGAGTTCTACAAAGGCACCTTTATCGATCCGGCGCTAGAAACCGCGCGAGGTTTTTATGAAAGTTTTGTTGATATTTTTGGCAAGGTTGGCGACGCCATTAAAGCTCCATTTGAGGCTGCTTTTAATATGCTGAAAGGCATCGTTAATAATGTGCTGCAAGGTATTGGAAACGCAATCAATGGCGTTGTGAATGCGATCAACAATGTGATCAGTGCGGCAAACGCTGCATCTTCAAAGGTTGGGTTGCCTGCAATTCCAACAATTCCAAATGTTCAAGTGCCCCAATTTGCTGAAGGTGGCATGGTTACTGGCCCAACTCTTGGCCTCGTCGGTGAGGCCGGGCCGGAATACATCGTGCCGGCAAGAAAGGCGCAGGCTTTTGCAGCAAACATCATGGCGGGCGTGCGCGGCCCTGGTGCTATACCGCGTTTTGCCGAAGGCGGATACGTTGCCCCAGCTGGAGCAAACGTCAACATTCAGACTGGCCCTGTAACGCAGATGAACGGCACAAACTTTGTGACAACACAAGATCTGTCGCGTGCGGTACAGTCTGGCGTGAATCAAACCTTAGACATGATTCGTCGGGATAGCAGCGTTCGTGCAAGGTTGGGCATGATTTGATGGCTAACTACGACATTCTTTGTTTTCTTGAGTATTACGCTGATCGCACTAGCGTTTTAGACGGATCGGGAAACCGATCTGCCACAAATCAATGGCAAAATTTTTATCAAGACCCGCAAACGCTTAGCGTTGATTCAGAGTCCACAGGCACTTATCCATTTTTGTCGTTTGATGTTGATGGGTTTGGTTCGAGTGAAGGTGGGGAAATTAACGATCTGACCGTGACCATTGCAGCAACTGGTCAGATTATTGACATTACAGACGCGGCAATGGCGGCAGACAATCTATTGATTGCATCGCTTTATATACAAAACGTTGGCGCCAGCAGCTTTGATGCGTCAAGCGCGCAATTAATTAGCCGATATTTCGGCAGCATTGTGGGCGCATCGGTAAGTGACGAGTCTGTAGGCTGGACAGTCAATCCGGCGATCAATAGGATTAAGGCACAAGTACCATTCCGCGTGATTGACACTGATCTAATTGGGAGGTTTGACGTACCATGACCGCTGTAGCAGGATCAGGGGGCATTTATATTGGCGCCACTCCGCAACCTAAGACTGGTGCGCGACAATCAAAAGCAAGTCAGGAACGAGCACCAGAAAACAACAAGGCGCCTAGTGGAGATCTAGCAAAAAATCAAAAAATTGCGCAGGCTGGTGAAACGGTTCCAATTGTTTTTGCGAAAAGAGCAAGCAATAAAGGTGGAGTTTGGGTTGCACCTCCACTGCTCAAAAGCGGCTCGAAAGATTTTGTTCCTTCGTTTTTGTTTTCAATCAGTCAAGGAAAAATATCAAGCACGCCAGATCCCATCAATTTATGGTCGGGGTT